GGTGACGCAACTAAGTACATGCTTCTTGCTGAGGTCGGCCTCCAGGTCAACCAGGAAGCAGGTCTTGGTGTAGTGGCTGACTTGTCAACCAGCTAATAGGTGAAAGATGGAAGATCGACGCACACTAAACATTGACGAGCTGCTCGGGACTCACACTGAGTTTGTTTACGAATCTGGCGACTCACTGAAGGATGACAAGATCATCATCAGCGAGACGCAAGACGTGACCAACATCATTGAGATGAACAAGCGCTCGGCTAATGAAATCGACAAGCACCAGCCGTATGGCGAGTGGTCGAAAGTGGCGTCGATCCCATTGAACCTGTACTACGACTTGAAACGGCAGGGCATCGTTGATGACCCTGCCCGTTTTAAGAAGTGGCTGAACGATCCTGACAATAGGTTTTTTAGGACGAGAGGAGGCCGCGTCTAGTGGCGATCACGACCTATTCTGAATTGCAGTCAGCGGTCGCGGATTGGTTAAACCGCACCGACCTTACGTCTGCAATCACCGATTTTATTTCGCTTGCTGAAGCAGAGTTTCAGCGAACGATTCGTCATCGAAAGATGATCACTCGCTCCGACGCAACAATCGACAGCGAGTATTCAGCGACGCCTGGTGATTGGTATCAGAGCGTGTCGCTAATTTTGAAAACTGACCCGGTGCATCCGCTTGAGTACGTGACCAACGAAGCGATGAACGATCTCAAAGCAACGAGCAGCGCAGTTGGTAAGCCTAATTACTACACGCACGTCGGCACTGAGATCCAGGTCTACCCGGCGCCCGATGGCACCGGCTATACGGGCGAGGTTGTTTACTACGCGAAGATCCCGCCGCTCACCGACAGCAACACGAGCAACTGGTTGCTCGACATTGCTCCCGACATTTATCTATACGGCACGCTCGTCCAAAGCGCGCCTTATTTACGCGATGACGAGCGCACAGGCGTTTGGGCGTCGCTCTACAAACAAGGCATTGAAGAACTGATCGTTTCAGATCAGAGAACGCGCGGCCAGACGAGCGTGCGCATGAAGACGAGGGCTCTGCAGTAATGGCATTCACAGATTATCTGGAAAACAAACTGGTCGCGCACACTTTCTCGAACACGGCTTACACGTCGCCGACGACGGTTTACGTTGCGCTCTACACGGTTGCGCCGACCGACTCAACGTCAGGCACCGAAGTCAGCGGCGGCGGTTACGCGCGCCAAAGCGCTGCGTTCACAACGACCGGCAACGCGGCGACCAACTCGTCAGCGATCGAGTACCCAACGGCGACGGCCGGCTACGGCACGGTCGTTGCTGTCGCGATTCTTGACGCATCGAGCGCCGGCAACATGCTTGCTTATGCAAGCCTGGCGAGCAGCAAAACAATCGACACCGGGGACGTTTTCAGAATCCCGGCTGGCGACCTGGACATCACGCTTGACTAATGGCTGAGCCGACGGGATTTGGGTATGGCTCTTGGAGCGCTGGAAGATATGGTGAGTGGAGTTACATCGATGCGTCCGCGTCTATCGCGGCGAACTCGACGTTTACTTCAGATAGCCAGCGGGTCCGAGAAGGCTCGGCTGCAGGAAGTAGTTCTTCAAGCTTCACAAGTTCTGGCACAAGAGTTCGAGAAGCGAGCGCCACAGTCGCTGCAAGCTCAGCCTTCACTGCAAACGCCAACCGAGTCCGGCCAGGATCAGCAACCGCAAGCGCAAGCTCAGCCTTCACCGCAAGCGCAGAGAGAATCCAAACTGGTAGCGCAAGCGGCGCGAGCACATCGAGCTTTAGCGCGTCGGGCCAGGTCACTGCAAAGGGCGCGGCGACGATTGCAGCGATATCTTCGTTCGCTGCAAGTGCAGGAGAAGTTGAGCTTGCTTCTGCAAGTATCAGTGCTAGTTCTTTGTTTACTGCTAGCGGCCGTTTTAAGTGGGATCCACAAAGCAGTGCTTCAACGAGCTGGATCGATCAAGCAGCGGCATCCGAAACTTGGACAAATCAATCTGCAGCAAGCGATGCATGGAGCGGGCAATCGGCTGCGTCAACTACCTGGAACAATCAATCGAGCGCTTCGACTGATTGGCAGAAGGCCGCATAGGAGCTAATAAATGCCATCTTCGTACTTAAATGACCTCCGCATCGAGCTGCAAGCCACCGGCGAAAACGCGCATTTATGGGGCGAAAAGCTGAATGATGCTTTGACCCAGATCGGCGACGCGCTCGCATACGGCACGCAAGATTGTTTTGCGACTGACGCTGATGCAACGACTACCGTTGCTGATGGTGCCGCTGATCCCGCTCGTGCAATGTATTTCAAAGTCACGTCCTCTGCGACGCTGACCGCTACTCGTGTTTTGACGATCGCGCCGAACACGATTTCGCGCGTAATGTTTATTGAGAACGCAACGACCGGATCACAATCGATAACCATATCCCAGGGTTCTGGCGCCAACGTAACCATCGCGACCGGCAAAACAAAAGTTGTCTATCTCGACGGCGCTGGCGCAACTGCCGCCGTTGTCGATGCAATGGCAAACGTTGATCCTGGCGTTACCGATACGCTGGCTGAGGTGCTGGTTGCAGGCAACACGTCTGGCGGCACTGGCCTCACCATGTCTTCAGGCGATGACCTGACTTTGACCGGCGCAGCTTACAACGTAGTGTGGGACTCTTCAGACAACGCACTTGAGTTTGCCGACAACGCGAAAGCCATCTTCGGCACTGGCTCTGACCTAGAGATTTATCATGATGGTAGTCATAGTTACGTTTCAGACCAAGGCGCTGGTAATCTTTTAATTAGAGGCGAAAACATTTTACTGCAAAAGGCAGACGGTACAGAAAATTATTTTCGTGCAGTACCGGATGCAGAAGTAAAAATTTATTATGACGGTGCCGAAAAACTAGCCACAACCTCCACAGGCATCGACGTAACTGGAACTTTGGTCAGCGACGGTTTGACTGTTGACGGGACTTCGCAGACCACTTCACTATTAGTAAATACTAGTTCTACAGCGTGGGCTGATCCGAATGCTGACGACTTAATTATTCGTGGTGCTGATGTTGGAATAACTGTTAGTTCATCAAGTACTGGAAGTATTAATTTTGGTGATTCAACAGTAGCAACTAAGCAAGGTCAAATTACTTACACGCATTTAGGAGATAATCTTGACTTTTACACATCCGCAAATAAACGATTAGGTATTGCTGGCGGCGGCGATATCAGCTTCTACACCACGTCTGCAAGCCAAGGACTTTTCTGGGATGCTTCGGCAGAGTCGCTGTCTATAGGAACAACAACCGCTGGTCGAAAATTACAGGTCTATGGCGGCACTGCCGGAGCCACAGATAGTCGAAACTTTAGAATTGCAGACTCAGGAGGAACCACAGGCAATCGCTATGATTTTTCGCTAGAAAATACTGGCGCATTAGCTATCAACAACGGCACCTCTGACATTCCGCTAGTAAAGTTTCACAACAATTCAGACTTCAGTTTAGGAAATGCTTCTGGAACCACAAAACTCTTCTGGGATGCTTCGGCAGAGTCGCTGGGGATTGGAACCACGAGTCCTGCAAGTGCCCTTGAGCTTGAAGGCGTAGGTAACGCTACTAACATAACTTTAGATAACACTACTGCTACTACGGGGCGTTCATACTCCATACGGTCTGGAAATACAGGCAACTTAGATTTCTACGACAACGATGCTACTAATGCAAGAGTTACGATCAACTCCAGCGGCAGCGTCGGGATTGGACGAACGCCTTTAAACAAACAATTAGAAGTAGAAGGCACTACCAGTAATTACAATACTATGCTGGTTGCTGATTCAGCATCAGGAACAACAGGCACTGGTGGCGGCATAGGCTTTCAATCAGACAACGGATTGGGGACTAACGTTTTAGTCGCAGCAATACAAGGCATCAAAGAAAACAGCACCGCAGGAGACCAAAGTGGTGCTTTAGTATTTGTGGTTAAAAGCCCATCGCCACATACGGTGGATGAAGCCATGCGTATTGACTCAAGCGGCAGCGTCGGGATTGGTGTTGTTCCTAGTGCTTGGCTTGCGGGTGGAAACTTAGAGTTTGCTAATGGAGCCAATATAGGTGGTGGAAACTATTTTAGAATTTTCAGCAACAGCTATATCGATAGCGGGTCAGTAATACGTTACAAAGAGACTGCGCCAGCATTACGTTATCAAATGGCAAATGGCTCGCATATTTGGGAAAACGCTGCCTCTGGCACAGCAGGTAACGCTGTAACTTTCACGCAAGCCATGACGCTTGATACGAGCGGCAACTTGCTGGTTGGTAAAACTTCAACGAGTCAATTAGAAGAAGGTATTGTGCTGCAAGGCGCAGATGGTCGTTTAAATGCAAGCGCTGACGGAAATGTTGCTGGTATCTTTAACCGACTTACGGATGACGGGGATATCTTCTTATTCCGCAAAGACGGCACCACAGTCGGGAGTATT